CCCAATACTCGAACAACGCTAACTGTGGTTGGTATTTTAATTTCCGTTGAAGACCAGATCCCCGAATGATTCAACGACACTGCGTATCTGTCGGCCGCGGGTTTGAAAGACACTGCAATCAAACGGTCGTCTGATGTCCACACATCGATGTGATCACCTGGCCGAATGTGTTTGGTGTTATATAGAGGTTTGATTTCCTCTACCAATTGTGTCAGTTCTTGATACTCAACGCCGAAGCGTCCTAATATTCCCTGCAGGGTATCGCCTCGGCGAATTTTAATGCTCTTATATTGATCGTACGAATCCACTAACTGTTCTGGTGTGGTGATTTGTATAGGACGAAGCTGTTCTAGCGTCGATGTCAGAGCCGAAACACTATTATAGTCCTGTTTCAGTTGTGTTGGCGGAGCAAAAACTCCCCAACTTACTACCATAGTCATAATCAAAACGAATATTCTTCTGGCCGCTTCAAACGCGTACATCATATTATCTCCTTTTGTTATTCTTCGTGATCAGACGCGCCAATCACAATAATCTACATACAGATTAACTATATGTATATAGCATAAGTTAGTTGGAGTCAAGTTTACAACTTTGTAAGGACACCCTCAACTCGATAGGTCTACCAATCCACTTCTATGGTATACCTTGTCATTTAAAAATGTCTTGACCTGGCGACGATTTCCAGCTTTGTTGTAGCTGATGTGAATCCAAGGAAGTCCAGACCCTGTGGTCTTATATTCTAGCAACAGCTGGTCAAATGGCACGTTGCTTCTTATCCATTGTGCAATAGCAAAATAGTCACTTTTTTTAACGCCGGTAAATTGCATATCACATGCCATACCTTTGGGATGCTGACTGGTGCTAGAACCCGCCGCAGTTCGAAAACTGTTGGTCACAAACATATTTGAATATTGCGCCTTGATCAGCTCTACACAATTGACAGTGAGCAATTGCAAGTTTTCCACCACTTCAGCAACATCTAATCCTGCAGAGTCTTGAACTTGATATCCAAAAATCACATTAGGCTGTTTGGTCATTTGCCCTAGAGTATAATTAGTGCTCAGCACATACGAATCCGGAAATGCCGTTTGTATGAGGCTTACCGTAGAGGTAGTGATCGTAGACGAGGTGGCCGGTGCCGCAGCGACGTCGGTTGATCCTGGAGTAATTGCATTGGCTAGGTTCAGTTGTGATCTGGTGATCACGCCCTGTTGTATCAGTTGCCGTTGTAATTGTTCAACTATTCTAGGATTTTCTTCGCCGTCCAATTCAATAGTTAGAGAATCTATCGCGTAGTCAGTTCCTGATATTTGTCCAATTACCGCAGCTTCCGAGCCGGCTGCATTTTGATAAAGAGCCACAGGTACATTATTAATATATACGTTAGGACTGCTGTAGAGATCTACAACCCCTGGAGCCGTGCTGTCTTTCTGTGGTGTTACAGATTTGATATATGGCATTGCGGTCTCCGTCTATAGGATATTTATAGAAGTGTGAGGCCACTGGTACTTTGTGTGTATTGGTCCGCGGCCTCTTTCTTAGTAAGTATCGCTGCTACCACGTGTGATTTAGATATGGTGCACTTTTTAGTATCGGCTAGCAATACCCAGGGTATCATGCCCACGCCCTGTGCTCCCATAGTAATGGCTAGCGGACTCCTGACCACTAAAACTTCATCAGTTTCGCTCTCAAGACGAGTAATTAGTTCTTCGCCAGTGACTAACTTGATGCTGATCACATCACCTACAGTATATTGTGTTTTGGTAATTAACATTGATTATTTTCCTTTAGAATCATCTTGTGGGTCGCCAGCCAATGCCAGCATGGTTTGATAATGCTCGTATGCTTTCTTTGCCACTGTATTGCTGTCTCTTATGCGGCGCTCTTTTTTATCTTTTGAAGAAAGCTGTGCATGTTCGTCAAACACCATATTATATCGGTAATTTCTGTCGAGTAGTCCTCGATAAAATCTCTCTAGTTCTTCTTCGGTAATTTCCAGTTGAATCCCTTGTGATTTTTGAACAACCGTGTCATATACATCCTCGTGAAGAGATTTATATGAATCCACTCGTTGAGAAGTAAATTTTCTAATTTCGATGTTTTTGATGTTACAGAAGCCTACCGATTTTAGAAACTTTAACATTTGTTCCTGTCGGCTACTGGTCTCTTCTCTCACATATGAATAATCATAATATTGATTAGTATTGAGTGGTGGATAGGTATATGCCATTATTTGATTTTCGATTTAACGCTGTTCAATTCATTTTCCAAAGACGAAAGTTTACGATTGGCCCTCAACACTTCTTTATCCAAGGCCTGTAGTTTGTTATTCAAAGAGCGAATGGCCAAATACAACGCTGCGATTTCTTTGGCATTATTAGCTACCTCTGAAATGGGAGTTACCTGTACGTTGTTTCCAGAATAAGGACTATTTTTCATTTGGTGGTCCATCATTTGAGAAGCACAACTTTTCTATTAACAGGTAGTGTTCGTAGGCTTTCTTCAATGCTGGAAAATTCTCCATCTTTTCAAGATTTGGAGCCAATATACACAATCTGGCCTCTATAGCTTCCATGCGTTTTTCCAAACTGCTGGGGCCACTGAAAATAATATCTCTGTTAAGTTGATGGTTGTTATCAATTGAAATTCCAGTCGCTGTTGTTGAACCCGATATATAAAACATTCCGGAATTAGAGGCAGCGTAACTCACTGTGGCATTGAGGCCCGATACAGGTCCATGATTAGCCATTTTGATCCTCAAAATGTTTTTTCAAATCGGTGAATCCGCCAATCAGTTGCCCGTCTATAAAAACCTGTGGAAAAGTTCTTGCATTAGGTGCTGCCTCTAGCAGTTGCTCACGAGACCATTCACCCCGAGAAACGTTGCGTTCTTCATATGCAATAAATTTATGGGTCAGTAATGATTTAGCCTGTTCACAATATACACAGGAATCTTTACTCCAAAATATCACTTGCATCATTCGTCTCCAAGATCGTTATAGTAGGTAATTTTCTTCTCTACAGTGAAACCCGATAACCGTTGTAATTGTTCTAAGCTATATGTTTTTTGAGGTTGCACAACAAAGGCAGACCGGGCTTCATCTGCTGTCATTTTTGGCAAATTAGATTCTTCTAATTTTTCATTAATGCTTCTGATTAGTTGGCGTTCTATTCCAAAATAGTCTTCGGTGCTTTCATCAATTAATTGAGAATATCCTAGATCAATGGTCATACCGTCGTCCTCAGCCACGGTTAAGTGCAGACAGGGAGCAGGTTGAGGTATCCAGTCTAGGTTAGGACTGGTGTCTATTATCTTTTCGATACCGAATTTTCTCATATGTGTTCCTTTTTTTTAAAATAACAAATCTGTAACGTTCTGTCAATACCTAATTTATAAATCCGGCAATTCGTCATAATCAACAGTGTCACTCATAACTCCAACCACATACGATGTAGATTCAGTTTCCTGCAATGCTGCCTGTTTCTTAGAAATGTTCACATGTTTGCTGAACCAGGGAATTGGACTGCTCTTGGGGTAATCTGCCAGATACTTAATGCCCACTTCTTTCAATCTAATAAAAGCCGTGTAATCTACAAAGTCTCGAAGGATCCCAGCATTGAGTCCAATTACCACACCTTTTTTGAATAGGTACGTGGCCCAATCTTTTTCTTCTTCGATTACTTCGATATAAAGGGCATAAACTTCCTTCTGACACTCAATTGCAATCTGAGCAAAATCTGGATCATCCTTAGACACGGTGTTAATGATCCAAGCAGTCCATTCTGCGTGTAGCAATTCATCTTGGAGGATTAATCCAATGATGTTGCCGTTGCCCATGTAAATTTTATTCTCAACCATAGCCAAGCTGGTAGCGAAGCTGACCATGAAGCGCAATGCTTCCAATGCATAACTGGCATGTAGGGCTAGCCAGATAGCCTTTTTGTGTTCTTTAATTGGAATATTTTCTCCCAATTCCTTGCGGCAATTCAATTCATGCAATTGCTCATAGTATCGTCCGATGCCCGCTGCCATGGCAATGATTTCACTGGTTTCGTGAATCTTATTAAACTCGTCTTTGGGGACTCCATAGATGTTGCGGATAATATGACTGTAGCTTTTGCTGTGAATATTAGACTCAAACATTGACCAAATCAAACACAACGCTTCTAATTCTGGAATGGAGGACACTGGTCCAAATACCTGAAACGGTGCACGACCTTGGATAGAATCAAGTGCAGTCTGCCTCAACAGATTTGATGTGAAAATATGCTTGACTGCATCAGTGGCGTCCTTGTGGTCCATTTTGTCTTTGGTTAGAGAAATTTCTTCTGGAACCCAAAAATACCCGCGCTGAATTTCTTCAAACTTGGCAAGTTTAGGATACCTATATTCTTCAAATCTCTGCACAGTGACGGCGCCGTCGAGAAACATTTTTCTCTTGAGGTAATTAGTTGGCTTGGAAAAGTCGTATTGTGCTTTACTCATTGTTATTCCTTTATGTTATTTCCTAGATTGTAGGCTCTCAGCAATTGAAACTGAGAAACTACTGATTCGTGTATGGCTTTATCTTTAGAGAGTACAAAGCGATGATCTTCGTACTCTTTTCCAAAATATTTTTCTAATTCTTCTAAACTGTTAATGGATTCGTATCCTTTGGTATCTGCTGGATTATAAACCATAATATTGAGGCCTTGGGTTAGAAATCTCTTCCATAGACGAATTCCGTCTTTGGTCATCATGTCATCGCTCAACAACATACCCCCAGGTAAATGATCTAATATCTGCCAGTAAAAATCACTAGCATGAACCTTACTTCCCGGAGCCTTGCCCACTGATTCAATTGCATACCTATCCCCAAATTTTGTCATAGACAAGGCAATAGTTGGTTTCTTATTTTCTTCCATCCAATAATAGTGTGTTACTCCACTGGAAATAACAATCTTCCAGAGACCATTCCCTAGGTCTTGAGGCTTACTACCTTTTTGAATGTAGTTTCTGATTAGATCAACCGTACCGTCAAACGGACTAAACTTAGTGCCAATCATAGAAAATGGCATTTCCATTAGCCAGGTTTTCTCAAATCTCTGCATGAATGATAAGTCGTTCACTATTCAACTCTCCACGAGTTGGTGTTTAACTTAATGTTAGTGGGCCACTCCCCTTCAGTGTATGATTTATCATGAAAACGCAATTCGTTTGTTGGCATAATTGCCAGTCTATGATTGTCTAGCTGTATGAACATAAACTCTTTGGATTGAGACGAATCTATAGTAAACCCGTCATTCATCGGTACCACTGTGAACAGATATCTACCAAATAATTTACTTCTACGCAATTCTGCACGTTGTCCGTTGAGGTAGTCGTATCGAACAACCGAAAATTGATCGCCATAGCAATCCCAAACTTGTGAATCAACTAGGCTCCATTCAAGCTGTGGGTCTTTAGAAAACGACAACGCATGGGGCGGCACACCTCGATAAACTGCTCCGCACTCGAGCATAATATGACACCCCCATGAGTGTCCGGTTTTAGAATGTAGGCCAAACCAAACACATGACTCAAAAGTGTATTCGTCTACATTTTTGCGAATAAATGAAGAGTCTATCCAGCAATAGATATGATATGGAATATTACCTGAGCCAGTGTATAACATTAAACGGGCACTTTCGTGTGTCTATACATCACGGTTCCGTTGCGATATACATTAGCGAATCGACGTAGAAAAAATACCGAACGTCGACATTTTCCAACGGTTGTTTCAATGGTAGCAGGGTCAATATATTCCTCGGTAAAATCAATTGGTGATGCTAATTTAAAGTACCAGCCGTCGTATTGTCCGTTACTCAATATACTTTTGCCAAAACACAACAGCGTATCTTTGGGCAGATCCTGCCCTTCTACTCGATCAATATTTTTAAATAGGTTCATAATTTTCTCTCCTTATTTCAGTCAACTATGTTTCATTAAAGTCTGTCATGCTAGTGGTCATAACTTGCATGCCTCGCAATTTTCTTCGTCTTCCATGTTGTATGCGCCAATTGACGACACTGTGGGCTGACTACTATTAAGTATGCCCTTGGCTCCTGTTTTGTTGATCAGGCTATAATAAAGGGTTTTCAATCCCCATTTGTGAGCCAACATAATATTTTTGGCAATTAGTGTGCCGGGCACCTTGCCGCCTTCAAAGAATTTAGGATTATAAAACGTATTGGTAGAAATACTCTGATCCACATATGCAGCCAACACGGCTGCCGTTTTGAGGTATTGTATACAATCCGTTTGTTCCCACATCAATTGGTATCGATTCTTCAATCGCTTGTATTCCGGCACGACCTGCACCAAGCTGGCTGCTCTGGATTCCTTAGTGGAAATTAATTCCATGGGCATTTCAATTCCGTTAGTACTATTCAACACCACTGAGCTAGATTCCACAGGAGCAATGGCCATCAAGGTTGCGTTGCGGATTCCGTACTTCTTCATGTTGACACGCAATCCTTCCCAATCTAATGTAGGACTAGGTGTAAAGTCAGTCAGTGCATCGACACCTTTAGATCTACGTTCCCAGGGAAACACGCCTTGTCCGTAATATGTATATTGGCTTCTCTCACACGGGCCTCTTTCCTGTGCAAGTTCCACGCTCATTTCAGTGAGATAAAATGCCTGATGCTCTTGCCATTTTTTGACTTCGGCCAGTGCGTTGTCGTCGCCATACTTGAAAGATCGTTTGGCATGCCAATACGCTAGGTTAGTGATTCCAATTCCCAACGGTTCAAACTCTTTATTGGACAGATAGCTGTGGATGCTGAGGAAGTCTTGATACCCTAATATGTTGCTGAGACTGCGAACCAATATGCGACATGCTTTGCGCATCTGTGCAGGATTGGAAAAGGCTCCCCAATTGATACTGCCCAAAGTACATAGGGCAATACGTCCATTCTCATCTTCCAATCTTTGGAAAGTTTTAGTGGGCAGCAAGATTTCTTGACAAAGGTTAGATTGATATATTGGATCAACTTTACAATCGAAGGGCCCTTGATTAATGACATTGTCAATAAACACCACATAGACACGACCAGTGTCTGTGCGTTCTTTAAACACTCCACTTTTGATAATTTCGTCGGAGTGTATTACTTTCTTAGATATGGTTTTGTCTTTTTCATACTTGAGATAGAGCCGTTCAAATTCATTGGCGTCTCGATAAAATGCTTCATATAAATCCGGAACCTGACTGGGGTCAAACAGAGTGATGTTTTCCCGACGCTTGAATCGTCTCAGGAAGAATGCACTCATAACAATGGAATAATCCATTTGGCGCACTCGAGTTT